GTGCTAGTTTTACATATTGATTATCAGGAGACAAATAAGATTTGTCATGTTCGATAATAACTGTATCATAAGTCTCATCTACTACTGTAGATAAAACATGAGAAGGTTGAGGCCAATCAGTCAAATACATAATTCCCTCGTTACCAAGTTGGTCTTTTTCCGCATCACGTACTAGTTCCCATTCTCCAGAACCATGCTCAACCCTAGTTGTATAGGTTTTAGTACCACCAGTTGTTATAGCAACCTGAACACCAGAAGAAACGAAAGTTAAGAAAGCATCAAAATCAACCATTTGAAATTTATCAATATCACCAAGGCTGGTTGCACCTTCAGGAATTTCCTTACCTGTAAGAGTTAAAGTTGTAGTACCACCACCTGTTATACGAGCCCCTTTATCACCAGCAATTGCTGTACGAAGTCCATTGTAATAATGTTCTGGGGTGGTACTAGCAGCAACAAATCTGTAAGTTTTACTAAACTGACCCCTAGTTGCAACTACATCTTTATAAACGATACGAAGTACAAATTCTGTACCGGAAGTGGCTGGTGCTGTAATAGCAGCAAAAGTTATTACCTTCTGCGCTTTTGCAACATAAGCTATTCCCCTATAACCCGTGACATTTTTACCTTCGATAGGATCTGAAAATTTCAACTGGCGAGCAGCTAATACAGTTGTACCAGCATCGTTAGCATAATCATAAGTAAGACTAGTACCTTGACATAAATAGATAGTATCACTGTCATTTATTGTTGAACCTGCAGTGAGAGGTACCTTATTTTTATCAAGTACTAGAATTTCTCCAGAGGCAGGTTGAGGAGTAGCAGCAAATATATTTACTATACTAGCCGTTCTACTTATATCTGTGCCAATGAGAACCTTTGTTACTCTTGTCATCATAATTTTAAAAATTTAAAGTTACTAATTTATTAATTTGGAGAGATTGTGGTTAAATCCCTCTCATAATTTAGTAACTATGAGAGAGACTCTTCTACTCTGTCTTACGACATTTCCACGTTAAGTCTCCTGTTATTCAGAAATTAAACGTTTCTGTTCAAATCCCTGAGTTCTTACACTCTCTATGTTTTCTAATAACATTGAAACTGCAATATCCACTATTTTATGATGTGTAAAAATAGGAAGATTACAATCTGTACTAGATAGAGAGACCGTTATTGGATTTTTTATATATCTTATTATGTAATCCGTTACAGAATAATTACCATCTGTTATCAATTCAACATAATTTTGAACAAATAATCTTAATGGTTTTGCTTCTCCATAATGAAGTCTATGTTCACTATACGGATTATCTAAAAATTGCCTATACGACAATTGAGAACATTCTGTTATACCTTGTCTTTTTGTTACAAGATCTAAGGAAATAATATCGGTATAAACTATATTTACCTCTTCCCCTATTGCAAATCTGTGTTCATCGGGAGAAAAAATATCAGAGGTAAAACAATTTTCTTTATTTGCATTTCCATATGAACCACTATAGGTGGCAAATATATCTTCTTCAACTAGGGGTTTTAAAGCTTCAGTTACATACTGAGTTTCTTCAAATATTTTATATTGGTTATCAACAAACTGTTCTATTGCTTTATTTAACCAAAAATCTATTTCCTCTGGTTCAAACGCAGGAAGTTCTAGACTGGATGTCTTATCTAGACCTAATTTCACTGCAATATGCATATCTCCTATTGTCATTACTTATTAAGTTGTTTAAGAATAGCAATCTTAATTTCTTGGTTGATAGGATTATCTAAAAATGCAATTACATCTTCTAAACTATGTCCTATAACATCCTGTCCGTATTTATATATATTCTTATTACGAGATATGACAGTTACTGCGATTGCTTGTTTAATTAGATATTCAGTATCACGTGTCTTATTTTCAACCCACATCTGTATAAATTTCTGTGGATCTTTATCTATCAATTCTGATAAACGATTTTCAATTACCTCATTACTAGATGATTCTGGATTATACCCAAATATTCTGAGTGCTTTTCTTCTTTCATCAGGAGACATTGTATCAAACTCTTTAAGAGCTTCACGTTTTATTTTATTATAAACATTCATAATCTTAGCATCCGCATCTTCATTAACTAAAACGAAGTCATGTGAGGGTTTAATTTCACTGACTGAAGCGGCTACTCTTTTATGATTTTTCAAGAAAAGGTAATCAAGATCTCCTCTAGGAGTCGTTGTATCTATGAAAATTTCTTTACTTCCTATTCTAATAAAGTAAGAAACCCAAAAATTTGACAACGGAGATAAATCCTGTCCGAGATCTTCACCTAGTCTTTTTTCATCCTCAGATGTAAGGCCAGTATATATACTGCCTGATCTGGTATAGTATGGGGCGAGATATGTAAAACAATTTCTATAATGTATAACTCCCGACCAACTATTCCTGCCCAAAGGGCGTAATACGACTTTATTCATTAAATTACCTTAAATATTTATTTCGATTATTCAGCGTCACACTCTAAAATTCCACTAGTCGTGGGATCTTTTAACATAACACCCTGTTCTGATAAGAAGTGAACTGAGTAACCGTCCTTAGCGTTTGAACGAAGAGTAGTGATTGATTTTGCATGTCCAGAACCGGGAGCAACAGAGCCACCAGTATACCACATAACCATTTCACGATCCTTACGAACAACCTTCTGAAGATTAGCTTCCCCATCACGGTTTCCAATGTCAATAATCATGAACTTATAAGATTCGAGAGGACGTCCTGATACAGGATGCAACTTACGATTCAAAATAAGATCATCAAATAACGGAAAATGTTTTACAGTGAGTTCGATACCATTTAACCATTTATAAGTAGTAAACTGACCACCCAAGGTTAATTCTTGACCTGAACCAGTTACAAATATTGTGGCAATAAGGGTATACGTTCCAGCTTGAGCTCTAAGGACACGATCAAATTCCATAAGACCCATTTCCCCTGTTAGGGCAATGAATTTTCTTTGACCTTTATCAAGTACATTAAATGATAAATCGGACAAGAAAGAATGAAGTGTGTCGAGAGTTAAAGTTGTATAATATCTAATGTTTGCAGGAGCAATCTGTTGTATTAAACCAGCACCAGTGTAAATAGGACGACCATTAGTTCCTTTGAGATGTGTTACCCCATCGGCGTCGGCACTATGTTTTGAATAGACCATCCAGCGATCAATAGTTTTATACCACTGACGCATAGCAACCCATTCTTGATAATCAGCCCAATATTTGGTACTCTTAGTGGTTCCCGGAACTCTCATTTCGATAACCATAACAGTACTATAAGCAGAACCAGTAATATCGTATGACAATCTCAACGTATTAAGACGATTCCTCATCTTAAATGGAGTATTGTAATTTACGATATCGGCTTCTTCGCTGTATTCTTCATACATCGAACCTTCTCTACTTAACTGACAACCTTTAGTCAAAACTGCAGGAGAAATATAAGAATCAGGTTGACCGTCTGCACATACTAATGTATATACATACTCATTTCCATCCAGATAGGGTTCTCCCATTACACGTGCAATACTACGATCGTCAAAAGCTACAACGGCACCAGGACCAAACCACTTTTCATCGACCCAAACTAGAATTGGAGTTAAACCTATTCCTGGGGTGTCAGTAGTGGCAATTGTAGTAGATCCTTGAACGCTAGCACTACGAATCGTAACAGCTTTGTCATGATCAATCATTACATCCCATTCGTATTCATTACTTTCAATAGTAAGAGTACGACCAATACCGGAGGTAATAAGATCAAGAACATTTCCCGCTCCTTCATATACTCCGAATAAATACGACAAAGTCGTAGATACCTGAGCACGTTTAGTCATCAAGGCATTACTAATCTTATTTTCATCAACAAGATCAGAAAACCACTTTGACTTATAAAGTACAAGAGAATTTAAAATATTATTATCCATCTATAAATTTAAAAAATAATTAATTACAATTTTCTCAGACCCCTTGCAAATAAAGTCATTGCATCAATATCTTTACCCTCTTCTGAGTTGGATTTTTTTATCCTATTTCCCTTTTGTGATAATTTATCTTTCAATGCTTTGGCTGTGTCTGAAGCCCCTTTCTTTTGGGCCCTATCAATTAAAACATCCCCCCTCATAGTGAAGAAGGCTGATTCCAAAAGATGTTTTACATTACTAGAATATTCTGTTTGGTATTTAGTTTTTCCGTCAGATTCTGGAACAAATATATACTGAAATAATTCTTTTTTATCCTTATCAGAGATAGAAATACCTCTGATATCAGACAATTTCTTTATACTATCCTGTACGTCAAAAATAAACTTTTGTTGCACTTTTTTGTGCTCTAAGCCTACTTTTTCCTGTTCTGCTAATAGCTTTTCCTTATTTTTCTTATTATATTCTTTTATAACTTCTAAAGCATCTTCTGCTTCATCTTGTAGT